CGCGATGTTTCCACGATTGAAGACGAACTTTAGCAAGATCTTCTTCGCAAGCCTCAAAAGCTCGAGCAGCGTTAGCTTTTCGAACATTCGTACACTCCATTTTCAGCTTGTGGTGTGCCAGGCAAACTTGCCTGATAGCATCTATAGCCTCGATGGAAGGTAACTCGCGAAGAGTCCCATCACCTACATTGAAAATCATGGAGGTCATACCTGAGAAAAGTCTCGGGATTGACCCATTCTCCTTCAGCTTGTTAAAGGCCGGGAAGAATGATGGATCCATGCGACCCAGCTCGAGAGCTCTTTCAAGCCCTTTTGCGAAGGTCGGGAGAGTTATCGTGATGAACGATAACCCTTCACTTTCAAACCGCGACCTAATTGTTTTAAGGTCGCGATCAATGGAGGTATTACATATGATACCAGCGTCTGCCAGTATCTTGGTAACAAGATCCAACTCTGTACTTTTCATGATACCCTTTCGAGGTTGTCATTACAGTACTATGAGCAGGCCCAAACGAGGCAGGCACCCGATTAAGGATGCCCGCTAAGATCACACCCACGTTAACTCAGTGGGTAGAGAAGCTGATTAGGCTTCTCCATTAATGAACTTGTCCCTGTTGCCGGAAACCGAAGCGATAAAGCTTGTGGTCCCCTGTACCAGGTACTGCAACTCGGTGTCAGTAAACCCCTGTCTGGGGTTGTCCAACACTAGGTAGCACGAGGCGTAATTCTCGATGTTCTCTGCCGGAACGAACGGGTTTGCGGTGATGGCCTTTTGGGTCACCTTCCACAAATGACGTTCCCTCTTGCCTTTGACGATCTGGTGACTGATTTCAGCAATGAAGCTTTCATCAGCCATCGCGAAGCGCGAGGGGCCACCTGGAATGGGCTGAAATACCCGAGCCAGGTTTTTATTCACGGCATTAATAGTGATCGTAATCGGGTCTGCGAACATAGTAGGGATCTTCCTTGTTAAGAAGTGAGAAACGTCTCACGACGTTGAACACCTTGACAGGGGTTTGTGCTTAGGCTCTCGTGAGCCCGAGCGCTATCAAGATGGCGTACTGCAGGTCGGATAGTCCGACCTCTGCTGCTAATCCGAACGGGTCTATTTTGCGACGGCACTTCGTATCAAAAGTACGAGTAGCGCCTAGCTGGTAAAACCCGTTTGAGCACTCAAACTTATACTCGCGGACAACACGTCTTTGAGCGTAAGCGTAAAGTGAAACTACTCGATCGTTGATGTTCGCCTGGACGTTGTCAATGACATCGCCCATGTTGCTAAACCAATCGACCAACCAGGTCCACGGTGAAGCGTCCCAGATCAAGCCCTCATCGAAAATTAATCCGAGGAGCTTCGCTCGCAAGTAAGCGGGCGTCTGGGGAACGTCGCCGAGATGATAGGTAAAAACTCCTGATGCGCTCTCGTAGGTCTTAGTGACCAGCGTGAGCTTAATCTTGAATCTATCCGTCATCTCGTCAGAGTCGAAACCAACCGGCACTTGGTCGATCATCCATCCAGGATTCTCCTGGTGGGTCTCTTCCAGTAATACTTCGGTCTCGACTTTGGGGTCACCTAGAGGAACAACCCTATGTAACGGCTGACCGCCGTTTCGCATCAAAAAGTCGATGCGGGCTTCTATTTTGTGGTATGCTTTTATAATACCACGGATATCAGCCAATAGAGGTTTCCATCCAAACTGAATGGCCAAGAGCCAATCCGCTAAACCTTTTGGGTTTTCGAGGGTTGACACGAGGTTCTTGAGGGAATCCAACCTGCCCTTCACAAGGCGGGGTAAATCCCTTATCTCGGCTAAGGCTACGCCTAAGTCGACAGTTGGATTTGTGGGAGACATAGCCTTCCACAATCTGGGCCCTATATCTGAGAGATCGAGATCCTCTTCAGGAGGCTCGATCGCATCGCGCACTGATATGCCAAGGTGGTCGAAAACCGGCGGATCCAGCCAAATTAGGCCAGATACCGTCAGGTCACCGACTTCCCCAGGCGACACCTGGTGCACGGGCTTCGCAACGATATTCGTGTATTCGATGGTGTAGTGAGTGAAATCACCGCCATCGTCTACGATCTTCCCCTTTTCGGGAGGATTAAGCCTCGAGTAGGGGTTACGAATCGTATCTTCAGTCACCTCAACGCGCTCGTAGTAGCGGTTCCGCACACGATCAATGATATCCCATTCAACAGGGGTCTCAAAGGCGTGAAATCGCGAAATCCGTTCTTGGAACGCGTCTGGGATCTTGAAGCGCCCACGTTTCCGCTTAAGGCGGGCTATTGTGGCTAAAGAATCTGGACTCACGTTCAGATTCCCTTCGCTATCGTGGCCTTCCTTTTCGGTATAGTCCTGATTTATGGGACTTTCTACGTAGGGCATGCGAATCTCCGACGTTACACTGTAAGCAGCAGTAATCCCGTTGTCGGAAGCGTCTCACGACGCTGCTTAGACGGGGCAGTAGAGTTGGTGTCACA